CCATATGTGTGCTGTAGGTGGTGTGATTTTGTGATGCACCATATATAGGGGTAGACACAAGATGTAGTATTCCAGATTGATCGTTGAGACACTAGATATTGTGTTTGGATTCCGCCACTATTAATAGACCCCCTCCCCCCTTTTGTGTGTGTGGGACTCCGCCTGTCATATATACATAGTGATTTGCACAGATTATCACTAATTTTCACAGACCCCCCCTATATATTGCATTTTGATAGCATATTTTGTAAGATAATATAGGTTTTTTTGTAGAAAATGGTCAAGGGACCCTAGACCCCCCATAATATTTTGCAAAAAATTGTTGTTTTTCCTGTGAAGATGTGCAATTATGTTAAAATCTAGCGTGATTTACATCCAGTAGGTACCTACTTGTAAAGTATATACCCAATAAGTATGTACTAGATGGTAGAAACTTAGTAAGTTTTTAATTTTAGGAAGTATCTACTTACTATCTAGTATAGGAGATGTATGGATAAGAGCATATTAAGTAATTTACATAAGTATCCCTTAGAAGCTAAGAGGGATATATTGGATTTATTTGATGAATTAGATGAATGTAAGGCTAGAGAAAGGTGTGCTACAGACTATATGGCGTTTGTCAAAGAGATGTGGAGTGCTTTTATCGATGGTCCTCACCATCAAGTTATGGCGGATGCTTTTGAACGTGTCGCAAATGGCGATTTAAAGCGTTTAATCATCAATATGCCACCCAGACATACCAAATCCGAGTTTGCGTCTTACCTATTACCTGCATGGTTCTTGGGAAGCAAGCCTGAAAAGAAGATAATACAGACAGCACATACCGCAGAGTTAGCGGTAGGTTTTGGTAGAAAGGTTAGAAACCTTGTAGGAAGTAAAGATTATAAAAAAATATTCCCCAATGTTAGTTTGCAGTCGGATTCTAAAGCTGCGGGTCGTTGGAACACGAATAAAGGCGGTGAATATTTTGCTATCGGTGTAGGCGGTGCGGTTACTGGTAAAGGTGCTGACCTCCTCATCATAGATGACCCGCACTCTGAACAAGAAGGTGCAAGTGCAGACATTAACGTGTTCAATCGTACCTATGAATGGTATACATCTGGTCCTAGACAGCGTTTACAGCCTAATGGTGCAATCGTTGTAGTGATGACAAGATGGCATAATAAAGATTTAACTGGTCAAGTTGTGGATGCCAGCATAAAACGTGGCGGAGCCGACCAATGGGAAGTTATAGAACTACCTGCAATCTTACCTTCTGGTAAGCCTTTGTGGGATGCTTTCTGGAAGTTAGAAGAGTTAGAAGCTTTAAAAGCTGAATTACCCAGTTCAAAGTGGATGGCTCAATACCAACAAGACCCTACATCTGAAGAAGGTGCTCTTGTTAAAAGAGAATGGTGGCAAGTATGGGAAGGTAGAAATCCTCCTGAATGTGAGTTCATTATTCAATCATGGGATACAGCTTTTCTTAAAACCCAAAGAGCTGACTATTCAGCTTGTACTTCCTGGGGAGTTTTCTACAAAGAAAATGATGATGGTTTTGTGGCACCTAACCTTATACTTTTAGATGCCTATAAGGAGCGTCTAGAGTTCCCAGATTTAAAGAAAATGGCTTTAGAGAAGTATAACGCCTATAAACCAGATGCGTTCATTGTAGAGGCTAAAGCAGCAGGGCTACCATTAATCTTTGAACTTAGACAAACAGGCATACCAGTCCAAGAATATACACCTAGTCGTGGTAATGATAAAATATCTAGGGTAAATGCTGTATCTGATTTGTTTGCATCAGGTGTTGTTTGGGCACCAGAAACAAGATGGGCAGAAGAAGTTATAGAAGAGTTTGCTGGATTTCCTAATATGGAACATGACGATTTAGTTGATAGCAGTACGCAAGCTCTGTTAAGATTTAGACAAGGCGGATTTGTTCCTTTAGATTCAGATGAAGAAGATGAACCACTAGAACACAATCGCAAAGCAGATTATTACTAGGAGAATATATTGGCTATAGATAAACAATTTGTACCTGCTACGCCAATAGATGGCTTAGTAGAGATGGAGCCAGAGGAAGGCTTAGACGTTGAAGTAGAGGCAGTAACAACAGAAACCGAAGATGGTGGTATGATTGTTGACTTTGACCCAACTGCAAGCAATATGCAAGCAGATACATTTGATTCTAATCTTGTAGATTTTATAGATGAAGATGAATTAACTTCAATAGGTAATGAGCTTATCAATGCTTTCAATGCAGATAGAGATTCAAGAGCTGACTGGGAAGAGACTTATACAAAAGGTTTAGACCAGTTAGGATTAAAGATTGAAGATAGAACTACTCCTTGGGCAGGAGCTTGTGGTGTATTCCATCCAATGCTTAGTGAAGCAGTAATTAAATTTCAATCTCAGGCAATATCAGAGATATTTCCAGCAGCAGGTCCAGTAAGAACAAAGATAGTAGGACCAATAGATTCAGCTAAAGAAAAACAAAGTCAAAGAGTTCAAGATTACTTAAATTACTTACTGACTTATGAAATGACTGAATATCGTACTGAAACAGAAAAGATGTTGTTTTCATTACCACTAGCAGGTTCAGCATTTAGAAAGATTTATTTTGACCCAACATTAAATAGACCAAGCGGTATATTTGTACCAGCAGAAGATGTTGTGGTTAATTATGGTGCAAGTGATTTAGAAACTTGTGAAAGAGCTACTCATGTAATGAAGAAGTCTACTAATGACATCAGAAAGATGCAGGTTAGTGGATTCTACAGAGATATAGAATTACCAGATGCAACTCCTACATCATCAGACATTACTAAGAAATACAATGAAATGACTGGCGAATCAGAGAGTTATAGCTATGATACACGTCATACTATACTTGAAATGCAGGTAGATTTAGACCTTAAAGGGTTTGAAGATAAAGATGCTAATGGTCAAGAAACAGGTATTGCATTACCTTATGTTGTAACAATAGATAATCCTTCAGGCATTATTCTTAGTATTAGAAGAAACTATTACGAAGATGACCCTGCTAAATTAAGAAGGATGCATTTTGTTCACTATCAGTATTTACCAGGACTAGGTTTTTATGGCTTTGGTTTAATACATATGATTGGTGGATTAGCTAAATCAGCTACATCTATTCTAAGACAACTTGTTGATGCAGGTACTTTAAGTAATTTACCAGGTGGTTTAAAAGCTAGAGGATTAAGAATCAAAGGCGATGATAGTCCTATTATGCCTGGTGAATTTAGAGATGTAGACGTTCCAGGTGGTGCTATCAGAGACAATATCACTTTTTTACCCTATAAAGAACCTTCACCTACATTATTCTCCTTATTACAAAATATAGTAGAAGAAGGTAAGAAGTTTGCTAGCATAGCAGAAATGAAAACTTCTGACATGAATAGTCAGGCACCAGTTGGAACTACTCTAGCATTACTAGAAAGAAACATGAAAGTTATGTCAGCAGTACAAGCTAGACTTCATGCTTCAATGAAAAGAGAATTTGAAATACTTGTTAATGTAATTAAAGATTTTACAGAACCTACTTATCCTTATGAAGTAGCAGAAGGACAGCAAATTAAAGTACAAGACTTTGATGCAAGAGTAGATGTTTTACCAGTATCTGACCCAAATGCAGCTACAATGGCTCAAAGAATTATGCAGTATCAAGCTGCAATGCAGTTAGCACAACAAGCACCACAGTTATATGATTTAGGTCAATTACACAGACAAATGCTTGAAGTATTAGGCATTAAAGATGTAGATACTATTGTACCTCCACAAGAAGATGTACCTCCAGTTGACCCAGTTACAGCAGTACAAAATATTATTACTGGTAAGCCTGTGCAAGCTTATGAGTTCCAAGACCATGAAGCTCATATACAAACACTTATGTCTGCACAGCAAGACCCAAATATACAAGCAAAAGTACAACAAAGTCCAAATGCTCAAGTTATTCAAAGTGCTGGTTCAGACTATATTATGCAACATCTATCGTTACAATTTAGAGACCAAGTTGAAAGAGAAATGGGTGTAGAGTTACCTCCAGTAGGAGAACCTCTACCAGCAGATGTTGAAAAACGTATATCTGAATTAGTAGCTGAAGCAGCTAAACGTGTAGCTACTACAAATGCTGCACAAGCAGAACAAGCTAGAATACAAGAACAAGCACAAGACCCATTAATACAAGCTAAACAAAGAGAGCTAGCTATTAAAGAAGCTCAAGTTGCAAATAAACAAAAAATTGATGAGTCTAAGATTTTAATAGATGCTGCTAAGATGGCTAAAAATGCAGAGCTTGAAGAAGCTAGAATTGCACAACAATCAGAGATTGCTGGTATGAATATAGGACAGCGTATTGCTAGCGATTTGCTATCTAAAGAAGCAGATGCAAAAAAACAATCTTCAAAAGATTACAAATTAGGGCTTGACATTGCCAAGGATATAGTAAAAGATATCAATCTGAATGAGTAATGATATCAATGAGCAATCACTTTCTACGTTTTTAACTAAAAAGTTACGAACAATTATGAATGAATGTTCAGACCATATCTCTACAGGAAGTTGTAAAGACTTTGCTGAGTATAAAAAAATGACAGGAATAATCGAGGGTTTAGCCCTTGCAGAGCGTGAAGTTCTTGATTGGAAAGAACAACACCTTAAAGAATAGGAACTCGACACCTTAAAGTCGTGCAAATATATGACTGATAAAAAAGAAATAAATATCCCAAAACCAGATAGTGTTGAAAAACCAGAGGTTAGTGAGAAAGTAAAAAGTCAACTACCTCAACCAAAAGGTTGGAAAATACTTGTAGCCATGCCAGCAGCAAAAGAAAAAACTGATGGCGGTATCATAAAAGCTAGCAAAACGATAGTAGATGAAGAAACCTCAAATATTTGTGGGTTTGTTTTAAAACTAGGTACTGAAGCTTATGGTGATACAAAAAGATTTCCGACAGGACCTTGGTGTAAAGAAGGAGATTGGGTAATATTTAGAGCTTATTCAGGCACTCGTATGAAAATGTATGGTAAAGAGTTTCGTTTAATTAACGATGATACTGTAGAAGCAGTAGTCGATGACCCAACAGGAGTAGTCAGAGCATGAGTGAAAGTATAGAGCAAGTAATAGATACAAACGCAGAACCTGTATCAGAACAAACATCAGAAGATAAATTTTTTGGTGTAGCAAGTGAAATAAATACACAACCTAATAATGATATTGAAATTGAAGTTGTTGATGAAAGACCACCTGAAGATATTAGACCACCAAAAGTAGAAACTGAAGAAGCTCCTGTAGATGATGAAACAGTTGATAAAGAGATAGCAGACTATAGTAAAAGAGCTGCTGACAGAATTAATAAAATTAAGTATGAATACCATGAGGAGCGTAGAGCAAAAGAACAAGCTCTAAGAGAGTCTCAGGAAGCTACAAAGGTATTGAAAAACTTAATGTCTGAGAATGAAAGACTACAAAGTGTTGTAAATCAAGGTGGCGATGTTTTAAATCAACAAGCACTAAATAATGCTCAATGGGCAAAATACAACGCACAACAAAAGTTTAAGAGTGCATACGAAGAAGGTAATGCAGAAGATATGGCAGCAGCACAAGCTGAACTTGCACAAGCAACATTAGCTGAACAACAAGCTGGTACTTATGCACAACAGATGCAACAACAAATTGCAGAACAATATGTTGCTCCAAAAGAAGAACAAACAATAGAAAAACCTTCTGACCCAGATATGGATAATTGGTCAAGACAAAATCCTTGGTTTATGAGTCAACTACCAGAACACCAAGAAATGACCTCTTACGCACTAACAATAGATAGGAGACTTCGTAATCAAGGTATATTACCTGAACAAGACTCTAAAAAATATTACGCAGAAGTAGATAAATATATGCGTAATGAATATCCACAATTTTTTGGTGTTACACAAGATGTAGCTTCTAGTGAAACAGAAGTAGTCACAGAAACACCTAAACGACAGGTAATGAATCCTGTTGCACCCGCAACGAGGAATAGCGGTAAACCACCTCGCAAAATACATCTGACTCAGAGCCAAGTCGCTCTCGCAAAGCGTCTTAATATAACTCCAGAGCAGTATGCAAACCAACTATTGAAGGAGTCTTAATATGTCTGAGATAGATAATAAAGAACTTAACAATGCTAGCGAAGAGCAAGCACAAGAGCGTACCCCAAGGGAAATAGAAAGCCGAGAGGCTAGCCAGCGAGTACAAAGCTGGGAAAACCCATCAAACTTACCAAATCCAACACCTCAAGAAGGCTGGGTATTTAGGTATATTAGAACTAGCCTTTTAGGTCAAGCTGATAATCCTAATGTATCAAGAAAGTTTAGAGAAGGATGGCAACCTTGTAAATTAGAGGACCACCCTGAACTACAAATTCATATGATGGACCACAATTCAGAATGGTCGTTGAAAGGTAATGTTGAAATTGGTGGGCAACTGTTATGTAAGATGCCAGAAGAAAAAGCGAAGGCTAGAGATGAATACTTTGCTAATTTAGCACAGTCTCAAATGGAATCTGTAGATAACACTTATTTTAAAGACCAAGATTCTAGAATGGCTACTAAACAAGTTTTTGAAAGAAAATCACGAACAACATTTGGTAAAGATTCATAGTTTCTTATTTAATAAATTATTAATATAAGGAGACAATTATGTCATCAAGTGCAACTCCTCACGGAGCTAGACCTGTTGGAACAGTTGTTGGAAGCCCTTATCAAGGTAAAGTTACACATTACAAAATTAAAAATGCGTATGGTACATCTATATTCTATGGTGATTTTGTAAAGTGGGGTGATGATAACCCTAATACCACTATCCAAAAAGATACTGGTACCACATCTTTAACACCTATTGGTGTTTTCCTTGGTTGTGCTTACACAGACCCAAATACAGGTCAATTCACACCAAATCAATATTATCCAGCATCAACTGCTGCAGATGATATTGTTGCGTATGTTGCTACTGACCCTTTTATACTAATGCAAATGCAATCAGACGAATCTCTTGGACAAGACGACCTTGGCAAGAACTGTGCTGTTGTGCAAACTGCAGGAAGTACAGCAATTGGTACAAGTAAAAACGCAGTCGATGGGAGTACAGCAGCTACTACCAATACATTACCAGTAAAAATCGTTGACTTTGTTGACGGACCTGATAGTGCTATTGGTGATTCGTATACTGATGTACTAGTTATGTTTAATGTTGGACACCAGTTGTTAAATACAACAGGTATAGGTTAAGGAGTAAATTATGGCA